CTAGGAGCAGATGACTTAGCACCAAGGTATCTGTCATCAAACGAATCAAAACTAGCTGCTGCAGAGGTTGCACTAGATGCAGCACCAGTTGCACTTGAAGCTGCTGCAGTTGCACTTGAGGCAGCAGCAGTGGCAGAACTAGCAGCAGCAGTTGCGTTAGTTTGTGCAGACTGCAAAGATCCTGTTATCGTATCGACATACGTTTTGTTCACAGCATCATTTGCAGATGTTGGTGTAGCTAGTCCAGTAATCTTTGAATTACCCATAGCTATAGCACCTGTCATAGTGCCACCAGATAAACTTAAAAATGTAGAGTCAGCATAATTTTTTGTGGCTGCATCTTGTGCAGCACTAGGATCACCTAATCCTGTAATCTTAGCTGTAGCCATAGCTATAGCACCACTCATTGTACCACCTGCTAGTGGCAACTTGGTTGCTATACTTGTTGTAATTGTGTTGGCAAAATCTGCATCGTCCCCCAATGCTGCAGCCAATTCGTTTAAAGTATTTAATGTTCCAGGGGCTGAGTCTACAAGGTTAGCTACTTCTGTATCAACATATAACTTTGTTGCTGCGTCTAAATCAGAACTAGGTGCTGTAAGATTAGTAATGGTTGCAGTTGTACCTGCATTCATATTTAGAGTGCCATTGACTGTAACATTAGTAAATGATGATGTGCCTGAACCTGCAGTTACGTTACCTGTTAAATCCCCTGTTACATCACCAGTAACATTACCTGTTACGTTTCCTGTAACGTTACCTGTTAATGCACCTACAAGACTTGTACCTGTAACTGTCGTACCTGTTATGGCTGCAGGTGTACTAGCCCCAATAATAGTACCATCAATATTACCACCATTAATATCAACAGTCGCCAGTGTCGCCTGACCAGATGTAGCAACAGTTGTAAAGCTACCTGTTTCAGCAACAGAAGCCCCAATTGTTGTGCCATCCACAGCACCCCCATTAATATCGACCTGAGCATGAGTTGCTAATCCTGTGCTTGTTATATCTGTAAATGTACCTGCACCTGCAGAAGATCCACCAATAGTAACACCATCAATTGCTCCACCATTAATGTCTGCAGTTGTTACTGTAGTAGTGCCTGTAGCTGTAAGATTTGTAAACGTACCTGCAGCAGCAGTTGTATTACCAATGGTAGTATTATCCATAGCACCAGAGTTAATATCAGCAGATGTAATTGTTGTTGTTCCTGTAAGAGCAGATGTACCTGTAACAGCAAAAGTGCCACCTACAGTAGCATTGCTAGAAGCAGCCAGTGTAGTAAAACTACCTGCTGCTGCTGTAGTTCCACCTATTACTGCACCATCAATTGTACCACCTGTGATAACAACAGAATCAATATAGCCTATGCCATCAATGTACAGATCTTTGAACTCTGCTCCTGATGCACCAAGATCTATGTCATCATCAGATACAGGTTTGAGGACACCATCCTCTAATCTAATTTGTTCTACAGCAGAAGAAGATACCTCAGTAAAAAAACTAATTCTGTTATTTGATGTATCTACAACAACTTTGTTTAGGGCGTCAGCATCAGCTATGCGAGGAACGTTAGCACCTTCTCCTGTGCTACCATCGTGTTTGTGTCCACTTGCTGCAGCAAAGGCATCTCGCAAAGCATTGTATTCTGCGTTTACTGGTGCAGCTTTAATGACTGCATTAGCAATAATGTCAGCTACTGATTGTCTTGTATAACCTGCCATTTAAAGTCTATCCCCCACGCCAAACGTCACAACTATGCCTTGTATACTGTGTGAAGCATTTGAATCATTTGTAACATATTTATAAGAAACTGATTTACCTGAACCTGAAATATTTGTACGTTGTACTGGTGATGGATTACCATCAAATATAGCTGTACTATTATAAGCAGCTTCATTGTAGTATGCTGCAGCACCCTCAGTACTTAACGTAAAGTTTGTTGGACTCAACGAGTCTGGATCTTCGTAGTCGTATACTACAGACATCACAATCTCGTTATCTCCTTCAGAACGTAAATAAGTTGCTACAGTATAAAATATTTTTCTTTGTTCTGGATCTTGCATATAAAGAAAAGGAGTCTGATAAACACTAAAAATATTTGTTCCATCAAAAGTATTGCCCTGTTCTTGTCTGTGAACTTTACCTGTACTATCCCCATGAATTACAAATTCATTTTGACCTATGTATCCACTATCAGATGCAGTAGCTGATATACCTAGTAACTGTGCATACTCAAACTGTAATCCATTTGGTGTTTGTCTAAAACCACCTACGATACCTTGAGAATCTGCAGCAGCAAAGAAGTACCTGAACTGTGTCTTTGATCTAATTACAACTGCATTTAAACCTTCAAGGTCAATATCAAAAACAATATCTGTGAAGATAGATTGAATGTTTTTAGAAACTGTTTCTAGGTTTACGTCACCAATTTTTGCTGTACCTGAAATAGGGCGTAGACCATCTTGTGATAAGAATAGTAAGTCACCACCAATTTCTATAACACTGTCTGAGGCTAGACATCCAAGATCGTCTGTAACTTCTTTTAAAACAAAGTTAGCTGCAGCAGTTCCCTCTAATCTTTTAATATGAGTTGTACCAAAAATGTAGAGTTGATCTCTAAAAGTTTTTATAGCTACTACAGGAAACCCTACATTTATTACACCTGCTCCACTGGCTGAAGCAAAGTTTGTTTCTGCTAATGGAGCACTAAAGTAAAGATTTGTTTTTTCTGCAGGATCACCTGCTAGAAATAAATGATTCTGGAATATAGCAGAAAACTTTGGATCAGTAGGAGCACTAGCATGAGTGATCTGAGTATAGGTTGAACCATCATAAGTAGCTGCAGGATTAATACCATCTGTCATTACAACTTTTTGAGTACCAAAATTAAACTTTGTAAATCTAACTTTAGTTACGCCTACCATTGTAGGTGAACCTGAAGTAGTTACAGCATCCCAGGCTGAACTAGAGTTATTCCATTTATGTAAGTAGTTATTACCTGATGAGGGTTTACGAGCAGCTAAGATGCCATCGTTAATTCCATCAACTACTGCTACACCTAAAACGTTACCTGTTCCTGTTACTGTGCCATAGTCATTAGAAAAACCATTTATCTTTCTGTAACCACCAGTAACAGCAGGTTCATAATTAATAAGTGTAATTGCAGAGCCAGGTGCAGTTTCACCCTGAGAAAGCACATCACGACTAGTATTTAAACCACCTTGAGCAAATACTTTAAAAGAGGCAAGATTATCTGCCATTAGAGGACTCTACCTAAAACCTGATTAGAAGAGTTTATCCTATCCACAACTGTTGATCTTACTCTTAATGGCTCATCAACAAGTATTCTCCTCATTGACTTTATACCCAAGTCAAAGTTAGCTTGGTGCATTGCAGCACTCTGCTCATTAGATCTAAACCTCATCATGTACATCATAGCACCATCAATAAGAACGTGTTTAAATCTGTCAGGTATTATTGCTGTATCACTAAAAGCAGTTAAGTCAGCAGGAAACTTGTAGTATACATACTCTATTTCGTAGGCTTGATCTGGGATAGGAGTAACCCCAAACTTTGATTCATCTGTTTGATAGACTAAAGTTGGTGCAGATATTCCTGTTTGATCTCCTGTATCATCGAAATGTCTGTATCTTTGAATGTACTCTTCGTAACTAATTGTAGGAAGAGACATAGGGGTATTGTCTACGGATGTTAACTTCTTAATATAAAACGTTTGCCAGTCTGCCCTAGAATAATCAGCAGGAAAATCGTATTGTCTAGTTCCTGCTACTAGGGTTTGTGTTTGAGTAGTTTTTAAAAAAGGCCATTCCTGACCTGTCTGTAAGATATTTCTAATGGCGTTGTTTACCGCATCTTTAGCTAATGCTTGAACATTACGTACAGCAGTAAAGCCATCTCCTGCTGTATCAAGAGTAACTTCGTTTAACCTACGCAATAGTTCGTTAACTAAAGTAACGTATGTAGCCATTACAAAAATCCTTCAGATAAGCTAAAGGGGCAAGTCTCCCTGCCCCTAAAGTTTTATTTATGCTAGTAGATCACGATCTACGTCAACTGGTCTTACTCGACCAGAGATACCTGTATCCATACAACCTGCGACAACACGAATGCGTCCAGATGTAACGTCTGCAGAAGCAGCAATTAACTTAACGTCAACCGTGTCTGTAGAAGTTGTGTGTTGTGTGAATGTCAAAGTACCTGAAGTAGTCATAGCACTACCGTTAGTACCTGATGCCAACCAACCAACTGAGTCAATTGCGCCACCGTCAACAATGTCATCACCTTCGGCAAAGTCAATGTCAACAGTTGGAGATGAGCCATTGGCAGCAGCTTCAACATAAGCACCTGCAAATAACACCATAGTGTCAGCAGGAATCTCTAGTAGTTGAAAGATGTCACCGTTAGCAGCAGTCCAACCTGCAGCAGTCATCTTATCAAAGTCAAGTACAGCCTCACGGATATACATGCCATTTGATTGGAAACGTGATCTTGGTTCAGCAATACTGTCGGAGTTTACGCCAGTAGTTGCTTTTGCTGTCATATCATAAGTAGCCATAAGTCAATCTCCCTCTAAGCTGCGTTATATTTAGCAGTGACGATTGCTTCTGGGCGTAGAATCTTGCGACCGTATAGGTGCATTCCTCTAACGATATCCGCAAAGCTATCTGGATCACGATATGTTTCAGTCTTACTGATCTGCTCTGCAGTTGCTACTGCTGAGTCATGACCTGCAACAAT